ATAAACGAACAGGATTACCGAAGAAATATCTTGCTGGTTTATCAGGTAGTAAGAGGTCCTCTAGAGCTAGTCTTATAAAAACAATGTCAAGAATTTATAAATCAGGTGGTACTATACCAGCTTATATGTTTAGACAGAGGGTAAAATAATGGCAACAAGAAGACCTTTATCAGCAAGAGTACAAGCAACGTTAAGAGCTAAAGCAAAGAAAAGAAAAGGTATTACTTATGGTACTTTAGCAAAAGTCTATAGACGTGGACAAGGTGCATTTTTAAGTAGCGGATCTAGACCAAGAACATCGATGGCGGCTTGGTCGATGGGAAGAGTGAACTCATTCTTGAGAGGATCAAGAAAACATGATACAGATTTGCGTAGAAAGAAAAAAAGAAGATGAAAACTAATAAAGAAAAATTTGCTGAGATAGATGGTAGAATAAAATTAGTAAATCAAAAAATAGATTTAATAATTAAAAACCATCTTCACCATATGAAGAAAGACATTGATCGTATCTTATATAGTTTAGGTGCGATAGGTTTATTAGTTATAGGTCAACTCCTTTACATTATATCCAAATAGTTGTACAACCCTTAGTATGGGTTTTAAACGAATACTTGTAATATCGGACATGCATGTACCATTCCATCATAAGGATAGTATGGTGTTTTTGCGTGAAATTAAAAAAGAATATAAACCACAGTTTGTAGTCAATATTGGCGATCTTCTCGACTTTCATGCCATATCTATGCACTCACATGATCCAGATTTATTTTCTGCTGGTCATGAATTAAGAGAAGCTAGAAAACATGTAAAAGAATTAGAATCAATCTTTCCTAGAGTTACAGAAGTAGATAGTAATCACTCTAGTTTAGTTTATCGTAGAGCTTTGAAGTATGGAATGAGTAAAGAGTTTCTAAAAGACTACGGAGATTTTTTAGGTACAAAAAAATGGAAATGGGTTGATGATTTAACTCTTACAATGTCTAATGGTCAAAGATGTTTTTTTACGCATGGTCGTAGTGCTGATATTTTAAAGGTATCTCAAACAATGGGTATGTCTGCTGTGCAAGGGCATTATCACACAAAATTTTTAGTATCTTGGTGGGCAAATCCAGATAATTTATTCTTTGCTATGAATGTAGGTTGTTTGATCAACCAAAAGTCGATGGCTTTCAATTACGCAAAAAATTTCAAAACAAGGTTTATTCTAGGTTGTGCTGTAATAATAGATGGGTATCCGAAATTACTACCAATGGTCTTGAATTCTAAGGGAGATTGGATTAAAACCCTTGTATGAGTTCTAATAAGCTAAAAAATACCCTGTTAAAGAGCCATAGAGCCACGCAGAGTAACGAATCAGCTTTTTCCGAGCAAGTGGGTGGAGATTGGTATAAGAAGCTAAAAATCCAGCCTTTAGACTATGCTATGGATAATAATCTTAATGCCTGTCAGGTCAAAGTAGTGAAATATATTTCAAGATACAATTTAAAACATAAAAATATAAAAGATCAGATTAAGGACCTAAATAAAGCAAAACATGTTATAGATATGCTAATAGAAAAAATACAACAGAAATAATTATGTGGTTAAATATTGCATCTAAGTTAGTACCAGGAATAATTAAAACAGGAATGTCTATTGCTACAAATCGAAGACGAGCAAAAGAATTTGAATCAGTTGCAGAAATGCGTCACGCAGAAAAAATGGCTAATGGAGAAGTAGAATATCAAAAAGCTGTAATGCAAAATAATCAACAAGGGTGGAAAGATGAATTCGTATTAATTTTAGTTTCAGCTCCTGTGATGTTATTGATTTGGAGTATCTTTAGTGATGATCCAGAAATTATGGAAAAGGTCGATAAGTTTTTTAATCAATTTAATAATATGCCCTTTTGGTATCAAGCATTATTCATAGGAGTAGTAAGTGCCATTTATGGTCTTAAAGGTGCAGACATCATAAAAAAAAAATAATATAAATTAAATTCTAAATAAGTTATATTGCATTATGATCGATGCAGTAATTACAGATTTAGAAATGCAAATAGAAACATCAGCTTCTATGTATGGACACTATGTTGCTTTTAGATTCATAGATGTTACTCCTAGCTTTCCTAGAGTTAGCGATATGGTTCAACAAGTAAAAGAACGTGATGATGTTACTCTAGTAGATTACAATTATTCTTTTGAAAGAATAGATGAGAATACAGATATTTCTAATTTTGAAGTTACTAGACATTAAGGGCGATTTCTCGCCCTCAATATAAACATTAATGTTTTAATGTAAGTTTATCTATCGCTAACTGATTGATAGATTTTTGCTTTAGATTCTCACAATAAGAATGACCATTATTAGCTTCTACTTTTTTTAAAAGATAATATGCTTTTCTTTTTCTGTAAGTTGCTCTAATTTCTTTATACCTATCATCTTGAGTAGCTTTTACTTTAGCAAGAGCTATTGAACATTTTAGATTTTCAACTTTTTCAGTAATGATGTAATCTAATTGTTCTTGCAGTTGATCTTTTATTTCCTCGTAATCATCTTCTGCTTTGATTTTATTTTTATCTAAAGCATTAAGATAGACAAGGATTTTATCAGGATCAAAGACTTTAGGTCTATGCTCTATGTACTTATCTAAAGTATCGTTACTCATTAATCACCTAATTGGTTTTCGTATTCCTCTGGATTAAAATCAGTTGCAGAGCCTTGTGACCATTCCTTTTCAGATTGTGGTAACTGATCGTCCATATCATTATTTTGATGATACGATTGTTTAGGTTGATTGAACTGCGGATTTGTTTTCGTCTTATCGTAATAAGGAAACAACTTAAATCCACCAGATCTATTATCCCAATAACCTTTTAATACTAAATTTTGATTATTGAGTTCTACTGCTAATATTAATTTATCTTTTTTAGTAGAGATAAATTTAGCAGTTCCGCCATTGCTACCAGATTGTTTATTCTGGTACTTATTGTACTGTGGTCTATTATATGCCATCAGATTCTCCTATTGTTAATCCCAATAACTATCCATTGAAGTCATAATGTATTTAGCTCCAAGAAAAGCATTGAAAAGTTTTTTATTTAGAGGAATCTGCTTTATTTCAATATTAGAATCTTTTTTTGGTAATCTTACCACAAAAGCACTAGATATCTTTTTAGCAGTTTCTTCCTCATATGCACTCTTGTAAGCATTTAACTGCAAAAAATAGTCAAATGTTACATGATTACTTGTCTTGATATCAATCAAAACAAGTTTATTATTCTTGTCTTTTACAACAAGATCAAGAGTACCAGCATAGTTATATTTTGCACTATATATTTTTTTCTCTATATGTACTGTTTTATACTCTTGTTTATTCCACCAATCTAAAAAAAGATTCCAGCAATTAACAACTGCTTTATCAGATTGTGTAGGAATTTTTTTATTGTTTAGATAATCTTCTATTAGACCATGAACAACACTACCAACTAAAGCACCCTCGTCCTTAAAAGTATCAGGTTTTTTTTTTGCAGTAGCAAATATTCTTTCTAACATTGCTCTATCTAGTTGTTCTCCCATATCTAATTTTTCATTAATTAATCTTTTTACCTCATTCATAGGTGTATTAACTAACCAATTAATTAGTTGTGGTTTCGGTACTCCTCTCTGACATATTCCTGTCACAGATTCTACTTTTTTATCATTAACATAATACATATGTTTATCGTCATGATAAGATAGTACTATACCATTTTCTAATGCGTATTTTTTCCACATATTTTCCTCTCTAGTTAAGTTTCATATCTGTAATTACTGAAAACATTGCGTCAGTATCATCGTAATACTTAGTCAATGCAAATAATTTAGATACGTCTGTTTTAATACCTTTTTCAAATTTATATAAATCATAAACAGTATTAAAATAGGGTTTATTATCTTGAACAACTGCTTCTGCAGTTATCCCTTGAAACAGTCTTAAATATTTGAATTTAAGTCCTGTTAATCTATTACATAATTTAGCATCAGGTTTTTTCTTAAAAGTTTCCATCATACCAATTATTTCATAGTTTAATTTGTCTAAGTTTTTCATTTAATTCAGTACCGAATGTCCACGATTCGTTAGACAATTTCTGTATATTTTAGGATAGTTATATTCTGCTTTAGGACTTATCCATAAAGTATAAGCTCTAGCATAATAATTCCAAAAATATTTTGCACCCTCTACTGAAGAATTAGTATTTTCTTTAGCAAGAGTTTTACAATGCTGTAAGTCGTTAGTAATTTGATCTGAATTACTTTTATCAAATGTACCGCTTCTTCCAGCAGTATCAATAACAGGTTTATAACTGCAACTTGTTAATAATAGCATTAAGAAGATTACTTTTTTCATCTTTCTTTTTCCTTTCTAGTTTAAAATCTTTTAATGATTCAGCATCAGAATTATAAATATCTATTACTTCATCAAAATAAGGACTATCTGGCGAACAAGTTAAATTTTTTCTTTCACAAACTCTATTGATCGCTTCGATTCTTTTATCTTTCCAATCACTCATAATATTACTCCGATTAATAATCCTATAACTAGCCCTAGCACGAATGCTAGAGCTATATATTTTCTAATTATAGGATAGATTATCATGTTTCTATAAAGTCCAAAGTTATAACTAATTTATAACCACCAGAAAGATTATCTTCAAAAACTTCTGCCATATCTACAACTTTTTTTAATGACATTGGTTTATCAGATACGAAATGGCTTTCTAGTTCTGTCTTACTAGTTTTCTTACCATCTTTCCAAACATGATTTATTTCACCGATTCTAACTTCATCTGCAAATATACTCATAACGATTTACACTCCTCTAATGTATGTTTGTTGCTTGAAAAGTATTTATCTCTTTCGATACCTAAACCTAAAGGACCTGTGTATTCTGACAACTCGTCAAGACTTACAGAGCCAAGTTCTTTTTCATGTATCACACATAATCCAAAAGCTATATTTGTTTCTGGATCAAGTTCAGATAAATACCAAGTACCAACACCGACAGGATTAAAAAGTTTTGTAACTGCTTTAAAACTTTTAGTACCATCTTGTGCCTTATGGTTTGCAATCAATTTATCTTTTATCGCTTTAGTTAATTGTTTCATATATTCCTCTAGTTAGTTGTTGATTTAAATTTACAAGATAAAAAATTATTAATTTCATCTCTAGTAGTGTATCTAAAATTTTGAGATACATTATTTTCTCTCCTAACAGATGTAATTATTTTGTTTTTATCTTCAAACAATTCTGGAGTAGCTTCACTAAATTCATCTAGAAACTTTTCTAAATTTTTAGCTTCTGATTCAGAATTGAAAGTCTTGATTCTACCATTTAGGTAGAATGTCGTAGTAACGGCTTTCATAGTTTCTCCTTATTGTTTCTTAATGTAAAATAATCAGTTGGTATAAAATTATCTTCTTTATCGATAATTACATGACTATCTCCGTGTTTAGACATACAAGGTTTGCAAATTTTTAAACCTCGTTTTGCTAAAAAACCTACATAAATTTCATCAGGTTTTTTTTCACATATTTGACATTGCATCATTTTTTTTTCCTTTCATAGTTATTTTTATTTATCGCTGATTTGCAGAAAAAAGCAAAACACTTAGAATTCAGCAAATACTCGGTTTTTAAGCAAAAAATAGGCTAAATATCAAAAAATTTGACGATTCATTTACATAAAATTGTATATATTGTAACTAATGGGCAAATCGGATAAACTTTTTATGAACGTTATTTTTCCTCTTTTTGAAAATCTCGTTCCCTTTCTAGTTAGTAGGGCGGAGTTTCCGATTTCTTCGCCCTCAACAATCAAACAGGAGCAAACATGATAAACACACAAACTGAGTTTAATAAATCAATCGGTATAAAAATAAAAAAGAGAAGACTAGAGTTAAAGAAAACTCAAACGTGGTTAGCAAAAAAAATCAATGTAACTTTTCAACAAATACAAAAATATGAAAAAGGAAGTAATGGAACAAGTGCTTACAGACTTTTACAAATAAGTTTAGCTTTAAGAGTTTCAATGACTTATTTTTTTCCTACACCTATGTTACCAAATTTTACAACTGTAACTCATGAAGAAATTTTACAGGATAAAAATTTGAATCTTAGTCCTAAACATTTTTTTAGAAATGAGCTTACACCAAACTCAGAAAATAAAAAAGACAGGTCCTTAGAAGAGCCTTTAATACTAACAAAAGAAATGGAGATTAAATGATTAAAGTAAGAGTCGATAAAATATTTTTAGGTAAAGTAAGTGTTAGAGATTACATCTATAAAAAAGCATTAAGAAAAAAAGAATCGTTAGGTATCGAACATGGTAAAGAGTTTATGTTTATACCTTATGATAAATTAAAAACAGCAAAGCAATATACAAAGGACACATTCAAGTCAAAATTTAATGGTAAAGGTTATAAACTTGTAGATTTTGATTGGAAACCTTATAAAGAAGAAAATGTTGATCAGGGTAGATTATTATGAGTACAGATAAATTTTTAGACTTACCAAAGACTGACGAAACACAACAAGCTACACCAGAAGAATATTATTTTTCACGATCAAAGAATACTTGGATAATGGTATCTGATATGTCGGATATGCATGTTAGAAGAGCATTCAAAAGATTGTTAAGAATGATAAGGTTAAACCAACTAGTGGAGATAAACGATGTTCATAAAGGAAGTTTTGAAAAAATTGACATTAGAAACGAAATCGAAAGTATCGAAACACACATCAACAACATCAAAAGCAAAGTCCAAGAATAAAAAAATTTCTGGATATTATTTTGATGGGAAAAAACTAATTACGATGTATGAAAAAAAAAGATAAAGAACGATTCGATAAACTTAAACAATTAGGATGCGTAGCTTGTTCAAAGTTTGGCAGATATACTGATCCTGTAATTCATCATATAAGAAAAAATACAGGATTATCTTTAAGACCAAGCCATGACGATACAATTCCTTTATGTCCTCAACATCACAATATGGGTAATCAATCAATCCATTTAAATAAAACAAGGTTCGAGCATATGTTCGGTACTGAGATTGAACTACTAAAAGAAACTAACTTAAAACTAATACAACTAGAAACGGAGCAACAACTATGGACGGAAAAGAAATAAATAAGTTTCATGCTTTACAATTATTTACAGATACATTTGCGGCTGAAACAGTACACTTAACTAATGAGGCAATAGGAATATATATTAGATTATTATGTTTTGCTTGGACAAAAAATGCTAAACCTTTTACTACTGAATCAGCTTATAGGATATGTCAATGCATTAACGCAGATTGTAAATCAAATGTTGACAAAATTTTAAAAGAATTTTTTATGTTCCATGATAAACAAATTGTGTATGAAAAATGCACATGGACACATAAAAGATTAGTACAAGAACACGATTACCTTACTGCAAAATACAAGAAAAGATCAGAAGCTGGTAAAAAAGGTGGACTTGCTAGAAGCAAAACTAAAGCACCTATACCTATACCTAGTCCTATACCTAATATAAATAAATATGATCCTGTCTTTGAAGAACTTTGGAATAATCTAGATAGAAAAAAAGGCTCGAAATTTAAAGCTCACGACATTTGGTTGAAATTGTGGTCAAAAGGTGTTTTAAAAGAAACAGATACACCAGAGCTTATAGAAGCATACAATAATCAGATCAAAAATATTGAAGATGACACATTCATACCACATTTTACAACTTGGCTTAATCAAAGAAGATGGGAAAACGAAGATAAGCAAGAAATACCTGATTTAATAAAAAGGTTAGAAAAACTAGGCTATAAACACTATGCTAGAGAGGGTAATTTGCAAAAATTTGAGAAAGATGGAAAATATTATAAAGTTGATGTATATGATGAAAAACACCAACTTATAATTGAACAATGAAAAGAAAAAAGGCAAAATTTAGACATATTGAAATTAATAAAAAAAAGTACTATTTCTACACAATAAAATGGTTAGATATTTTAGGAGATTCTGGACATGCTTCCGAAAAGGAATTTAAAGCTATGAAACCAGCAATCATGACAACTAATGCTTATGTTTTTAGTAAAGATAAAAAAGAACTAAAAACATTTTCTAGTTTCGATGAAGAAACTTTTAGCGATAGAA